CACCGAATTCAGAAGGATTAGCATATCTCTGACTAAATTCTTGAAAAGAAAAAGAACGATGTCGAACAATCTGATGTGCAATATCACGTGTTGTTTCAATTTCTAGGCAAGCACTAGCCATCTCGAAGATTGACCAGTGCTTGTGTCGCATACAGTAGCGTAAGAGCCTTTCGGACGTTTGAGTGTTGTATTGGTTCGAGGGATTCGATACACGGGCACAATACGCAATGATATCTTGGACATTTTGCAATCCTTCTTTTAAAAATTCTGCAGATGGTTTGCTATAACTTATAAGTTTTACATTCATCTTTTAACAAAATTTCTGCGTTGTGAATAATTTGATTGGCGATATTGAACCACCTTCTGATAAGATAATTCTTTGAGTCGTTGATTCAAATCTCCTTCTCTTCTTTGCAACTCAGCACAATCATATTCTAATTGCTTTACACGGTTCATAAGATTTTCAGATCGTGCTTTGAAAAAGTCACGTTCACGAATCAAGTCTTCAACAGTTTGTTCTTTTGCCATATTTCCTTTATAGCATTTTTTTAAGATAAGATTTGCACTTTTGCTCATCAACTTGAATAAAAGCACTGTATTTGATAATTAACTTACGTTTCTCTGGCCATACAAATGTTTCTTTTATGTCTTTGTCAAATTGACTAACATAATTAAGAATTCTGTTTAGTATAACCATCGTTTCTAAATGAATTACACCACTCAGAAATCTTTTTAATAATAATGGATGTTGACCATACTTGCAATCAAAAAGTGAATTAAAATTAGAAGAATCAATAGACTCAACTCTAATAAGCGTTTCCATGTCTGATTTGAAAACATATGAAATACTCTGTTGAGTTTTCTTCCAATCCATGAACACTTGTTCATTAAACTCTCCAACCCATCCTTTTGGATTCTGAATAAGATTGGCAACAAAATAGTCAACGGTTTCTTCACCATATTTACGACCAATTTTATGAAAAAAGAATCGATCATTTCTTTTTAGGAAATTCTCTTTCTTTGCACTTGTCTTGCCAAGATACTTTTTGAAATCATAGGCATCTTTGGTAAAATGAAGTTTTAACCCAAGATAGATCTTGTAAGCATCCCAACTATCCATAGCAAACATTATACCTTTTTCTGTAAAAAAGTCAAGTATTTTTTATAGTGGTAACTGAGAAACTTTGGGAAGAAGATTGAGTTTCATGGCATCAACTTCAATCTTTTCTTTAAGAGGTTTTGTGATCAATGATGCAACAGTTTCTGGTTCTAATTTATTATCAGAACAATACTCAAGAACTGCATCCCAATGACTAACACCTGTTCTTTTGACAAATTCTTCTATTTCATATGAAAATTTTTTCGCACTCATAATCTTTAATTCTTCAAACATCATTTAATTCTTTTCTGGCATTGTAAATAATGCTCTTGTATAAAATGGATGAACATAACTAGGCTTTCTTGCAAATACAACCCATTTGTAACCCATTGCCATTGACCAATCTGGATATTCTTTTTTAACAAAATCAAGAATACTATTTCCTGTTGTAAATACATCATCACAAATTAACACAGGATCTTTTTCATTTCCACTTGCATATACATTTAATGCATCAGCTAGTGGCAATCCTCCTCTTGGTATTCCTACTGCCTTTGAGAATGGTTGTTTTTGATAATCCATAATCATTGTTGCAATAGCATCCCATTCTTGTTTGCTTAATGCATCACATTCAATTTTCCATTTAAGAGGTAAACCAGAATGACTGATAAAATCAATCTTCTGAAATAAATCAACATTAATATTTTTATTCATAATCATAATTTAGATGAAGTTTGGAGGTTTTTGTAATGGCAGAACCTCCGTAAACTGCTATTCTTTATTTCTTTTCAGTAATAAAAGAATAGAATTCATTTGCAGTCTTCACTACCTCTTGAGGTTGATACATTTTTGGAACATACTCTGCAAGAAATTGTTCTTGACTTTTTCCTGCGCTTTTCCACATTTCCATTGATTTTTGAGTAGTTTCAACTGCCATGTCATATTGCTTGTCAAGCATTTCCTTTGCCATTTTGAGAGTTTCAAGTCTAATCTCAAATGGATTTTTATTCACTTCTGCCATCTTTTAATCTCCCTTGTGTGTGTGAAAAAGCGTTGCCACAATTGTTTTGAAAATGCTTTTTCTTTTGCTTCTTTTCTCTTCTAGAAAATCAGCATATGCATATTCCCAATCATTTTTGTATTCTGCTCTAAAATATGATTTTAATTCAGAATTGTCATGGTGTAAACATGAAAGATCCATATTACTTTTCCTTATGTGTGTGGTGTGAATGTGGCAATTCTGTTTCTAGGTTTGCCACAGACCCAATCTACATCAAGCAGCCAATGCTACTTGTGCAGGAGAATAATCAGAGTTGTTTGCCTCTAATTGAATTAGTGTTGGTCACTACCCTATTTGCTCTCCTTGCTATTTTCTTTCCTAATCGAATACCTTTACACCCCCATGTGTTGAAAAAGTGTGGTGGAGGTGGCAGGAATCGAACCTGCGTGTTAGAAAATATCTTCACATCTCAACAAGCAAATTCCTTCATCTGCTCTTTTGCAGATTGAATTCTTCTTTCTGTACTTTTGTTCCATCGTCCTTCATTATTACCTAACCAACGATGTGTGGTACAGATTGTACATCTTACTGTTCGTTTGGATGCTTTTCTACCCTTTCTTTTCATATTGTGTAACTCATAAATGATTCATTTAAATGAAATAATAATTTATTTCTTATTGTCTGCAAATCATATTTGACTTTATTTCCTTTTGGAATCCATCCAACTTGTTTATCAATATGTACAATGTTTTTAGAAATAAATTTAAGATTAAAATTATTTGCTATTCTTTGCATTTCAGTTAAATAAGAATTTTTTAGATCTTCATATTTAACTATAAAACACCCTGCTTTCATATAACTTAATATATGTTCTTTCCAATATGAAATTTTATTATCAGTTAGCCAATTTTCATATGAGATATTCTTATTAATTTTATTATACCAAGAAACTGATTCTTGCGATGTTTCTAGTTTATAAAGAGAATACAAACAATCATATGGATTTCTCATAATATAAATTTTGTTAAAAATATTTCCAGAAAACATTCTGTGGTCACCAAATAAATACATCGCATTGTTGTTTAAATTATTCCCACTATCATCAAATTTTGAATAATAATTATTTAAATCATTTATTAAGTTTGTGGAATAATTGTATTTAATATTAAGATTATTTTTATAAAAATTTTCATACAAAGCAAATATTAAAAAATTTGTTCCACTTCTCATATATGAATGAACTTTAACAATTTTATTCATAATTTATAATGTCACGCTGTCATCAGGATTAATATTTAAACCTTTAAATGGATCATTTGACATGTTTTCTTTGTTCAAAAGATCTTGCATGAACAAGAAATTTGTTCCTTGTCCCAAAATACATGCCCAATTTGTATTATAAATTTCATAAATTGAAAATGTTTTATTCTCAAAATTGTGAGCAATAATAATCTTGGCATTCATAGATGTCCCTTGAGAAGTACCTAAAACAGTATCTCCAATCAAAATAGGATCATCTCCACGTTTTTCTGCAATTTGAACAATTTGATCTAGAGGTGCACACAAGATTGGTTTCTGTGCCATTTGTTGTGCATAGATAGTTGAACTGGCAAACAAGCCACTAAGCAATAGTAGAAATTTCTTCATTTTCTTTTTCCCATTGTGATACAAACTCATCAATGGTTTCTACTAATGGCTGAAGGTATGGTTCTTTATTCTTGACAAACTCCTGTACAGTACCATCTTCGGTGGTAATCAGAATAACAACTTGATCAATTAATATACCAGTCAATTCTTGGTACATTTCGCAATAAGCAGAACCTTGAATATAATAGTCTTGATTATATTCATCTTTCTTTTCAGACTTTGATGTTTTGAAATCAATAACTGAAAGAACACCTTTCCATTCAGCGATGCAATCAACCCGACCAGCAATACGATACTGATCACTCCAAAGAGGTTGTTCTTGAAGATGAACATTTTGCAAGTTCTCATCAAGAACTGGTTGGAGTTGACTGAACATGCACCAAGGTAGAAATTTTTCCTTGTGATGAATTATGTTATTATTATTTATATAATCTTCGCATATTTTATGAAAAGCTGTTCCTCTTTGAGCAGATGTTCTTGAAATATAGTTGGCTACATCGTAGCCAACTGATTTACGCCACTCACTCAACCATTTCTTTTTTCTTTCAGTAGATCCAAGAACAGTTGTGATTGACGGATAAACTCCACCTGATTCGGTGAAATAAAATCTTTTACCATTTACTGTCTTTGCAGTTGCTTCTGGTAAAGAAATATCAAGGTGTTTGAACATAAACAAATCTCATTATTTATTGTCATAATAGTATACCTGAACTATTTTCAATTGTCAAGGGATTTATCCTTTTCTTTGTCCCTAGTATTTTCCTTTTCTTTGTTTTTATTAGACCAGAATGTTTTAGAATCCCAAACATAAACTTTTACATTTCCATTATCAACAGGTACATGTACAAATCCTTCTTGTGGTAATCCAAATTCTGACATAAGTCAACTCAGTTCGAAGTGTGGAGCATCGATAAATGGCCTCTTTCCTTGGCTTCTTCTTTCATCAATATAATGATTCATTGCTTCTTCAGCAGTGCCTTCCCAGAGAGCAAGATCTTTAATGTTCCATGCTGCACCCCAGCGAATCATTACATCCAATTCATAGGCTGCTTCTTTCATTGCATCAGCAATTTCATCATATACATTCAGTTCCCAGCATCCTCTTCCATTTACATATGCCATCAAATCTACAGCATCACCTGTCAAGTGTTTTGACTTCATGGTCTGTGATGCACCTGCTGCAACCAATTCTCTTTGTTTCTCTTCTGTTCTCAATCCTTCAATAACACCAAAATCAACCTTGGTCAATGTAATAGCCTTTTCTACAACCTCAACTAACTCTGGTTTTACACCTTCTAATTTGCTAATAGAACGACCTGACAATTTAAACATCAGTCTACTCCTAGTTTTATTTTGTTTATTAAATAACTTCTGACTAATCCTGAACGCACAATATCACCAATTGTAAATTCTACAGTAGCAAACTCTTCCATGTTTGAAATAATATTCAAGAAAGTTTGCATTCCTTCTTTTTCAATGTTCTTCTGTAAATCTGTTTGAAAGAAATCACCACAGAACATAATCTTTGAATCCTGACCAACTCTTGTCATGATTGTATCAAGTTCATGAAAATTCAGATTCTGAGATTCATCAACAACAATGACAGCATTGTCAAGAGTAATACCACGCAGAAAACTAGTGGTCATGAACATCAATGATCCTTGGTTTTTCAGACGATCATAGAGCATGTTGAATGCTTGTTCATTTGGTTGTTCAAACATGAATTGTACCATGTTTTGATATGGCACTTGAAAAAGTGCAGTTTTGTCTTCCTCATCTCCAGGAAGAAAACCTATTTCTCTGGTGGGTACAGCTGAACGTACCAAATACACGCATTCATATGGTGTTTCAGGATTCAGCACATCTTTGAAGGCAAGGTAAAGAGAAACAAATGTTTTACCAGTTCCCGCAGCACCATACAAAAAAAGATTCTTCTTATCTTTGTATGCGTTGAATGCTACTTTTTGATTATCAGTAACTGGTTTAATACTGATTAAATTATGAAATCTAATGTCTTTGCTTTTATTGCTCATCAATCAACTCATGGGAATAATGAGAAACTATTTATACATTCTTCCACTTTTTGACTGCTTCAGCCACCTTGACTTCTCTAGCTGAACGCCTACCGTACCGTTCGGCAAGAGGTGTATTTGGATTTCCTTCGGCAATACGGGACATGACTTCTTTGAAACCTTGATCACTTTTAGAGTCAATAGACCCGACAGAAGAAACAATAGCAAATCCATTCGGAACCTGTTCAATGTGTTCATTAAGTGAAAGAAGTCTATCTTTTTCATTGATTGAAAGAAAGTCTTCAAATAGTTCTTGTGTTTCATGGTTAATAAATTTATATGTTGGCATGATACCATTCTGGGATGTTACGTTTTGTCCATTTGGCAAAACTCTTTTCATTGTTATAATATTTACGATAAGATGCAATCGAATCGTTTGGAACTTTACAGTATTCTGGCATAGCAGGTGGTGGTTCTATAAAAGAATCATTTGAAATGTTCTTGGGTGGATTGATTAATATATTCTTTAGTTTGGTTTCTGTTAAATGTTCTCTTCCATATCTATGTGTGTACTCTTTGCAAAGGCAATGCCATAACTCAAGTAACCACTGATAATGGCTAATGCTACTCCTAGTCCATATATTACTGCAATGATTGATATGACTAGCTTTATAAAGATTACTTTCAAGTCTAGTATCTCCCAATCTCCATCTTTTGATGTTTCTTCCATTCTTTGTTTTGTCATTGTACTGATCTCCATCTAATACTCGATGTGTTGTTGATAATAATTGAGCGTACTCAATAATCATTTTAACTGTGTGTTTATCACAGTGCATTTGAGCGCATTCAGAAACATTACTAGAAAGATAAAATATATTCATATCAACCCCTAACACAACTATTCTACTTAAGTAAATGGTAAAAGTCAAGTTTTTTATTGATAAACTATGAATCTGTATCTTTCTCCTGCATCTTTGTTTTGACAACATTGACAAGGAAATCTTGAAAAATCTATTTCTTTCCCAGAACTGTACAACTTTCCATCATTTCCGAACAATTCAATTAATCTTGCCATTCCAATTTCACATTCATATATGCGCTGATCGGCTTTATCTGGTTCATATGCTCCAACAAAATGAGACGCATCACCTGTTTCCAACATTT